GATGATTTTGGTTTTTTTATTTATATCATTTTTGTTTTTTCTACTTGCTCTTAATGCTGATTGAACTATACGAATATTTGATGTCATATTTTCAGCAAATACAACAGCGTCTATATTATGATTATCATAACCTTCGCCCAAACAATAGACACACGTAATTATTCCACACTTCGCCTTTTCGAAATTATTAATTATGTCTTTTTGGTCTTTTGATTTCATTTCACTATGGTAATTTGAATAATATAAATCAGGTATATCAAAGTAATTATCGTCTAACAACATTTTTATATATTGAATTAATTTCAACGAATTACCCTTGTTATTTGAATATATCAATAAATGATGTGAATGTCCGTCAAATATGCTTTTCAAAGATGCAAACGCACTCAAAAACAACCTCTTATCATTTTCTTCTATAATATGAAATCTTGATAATTGTTGTTCTAATTGTTCTTCATTTGTAATAATGGTTTGAATAACATAATCACAAATAATATTTTCATTAATCGCCCATAGCAAACATTTTCTATCAATTATTTCTCCAAAATATTCAACATTATCATTTGAAACTACAATACCATCATCACACATACTTTCCAATTGTTTAAGTGTAGCAGTTAATGATAATTGTTTTACAGATGGAATGTTTAACATTTGAATATATTTTTTTGTAGTGTGTGCTAAACGCATATTACTTGTAGTTAAATGATGAACTTCATCTAATAGTTTCATACCAAATACAAACCTTGAATGTTGTGTCGCAGTATATACTTTGTGTGCAGATGAATATGTAGTTATTACAATACACTTTTTTTGATTATTTTCTAAAAATCGCATTATATTTTCAGTATCTACTCCACCTGAAACAATTAAATACGGAACACTTTGAAACAAAACACAAATAACTTCTTCCCATTGTTTCAATAATAATTTATTAGGAACACCAATAAGAATAGTATTTGAGTTTAGTTCTTGTGTAATCCATAATGAAATTAGAGTTTTTCCTACTCCACACATTAACACAAGCATACCTTTATCGTATTGTTGAAAATGTATAACTGACTTTCCAATAATAATAGATTGGTCGTTTCTTGGTATGTAGGAAACAATTTGGTTATTTGTTCTCTTGGATTTTAGTATATGAATTAATGATTGAATATTTATTTTTTTGATTGTTTTTCTTACTCTGTTGCATCTTACCAAATCACTAATTTCTTGCTTGGATAATTTTTTATATTTAATTCCAATCGTAATTAGATAAGGTTCAATAAGAGCAATAAATTTTTTATTGTAAAATTCAGTTCCAGCATCATATTTAACATTTAATTCACTAAACTCATTTTGTAATAAGCGTTCAACAATTCCCATTTTTTCAATAGGAACTTCAAACACCGCTTCAAAATATCCTCTCTTAATCTCGCCAGTAGCATATTGTGAATCCCTTTCAGGAATGTTTTTTGCTTTACCCATTTTACACGCATCATCAACATCATACGATGGATGATTTCTAACATAAATATATCCGTTAATGGAGTTCATTTTGATAAAGTTCTTGTAAGTTATGTAATAATGTAATTATGAAATTATAAATCAATTTTTATTATATTCAGGAAATAACATAAAAAACTTTTACACCATTGCACATTCAAAGACGCCGACCCGTAGGGTTCGGCGTCTTTGAATGTGCTTTGGCAACTGTTACTTTGTCACTGATAAACCTCCTTTGTTATATTCAGCAAAGCTGGATTGCGATATATAAAATCGGCGGTTTAAATGTGCAAAGGTGTAAGAAAATCGGCGTTTCAAATGTGTATAATATTACAGAACTTTGTGTTATTTTTTCGATTACCTTACCAATTGTAGTCTCGCGAACCGCGATCGGGAACAAATTTCGTTGTATTTCCAAGCATTTCTTCCGCTTGCTTAAAGAAAATTCGGAATCCATATCCATATATACGCGCAAAAATAATATAAAGAAAGGTATCTATTACGTAATAATGGAAAAACTACTAGATAAACTAAATCAAATGGCAGAAACAAAGGGCGAATTTAATTGGGAAAATTGGAGTTTGGAAGAAAGGAAAAGATTATTAGATATTTATAGTATAATATCTAAAAAAGAGACTCAAATATTTGCTTTACACCATTGCGCATTGAAAATGCGCAATCAGCATCACCTTCCACACTCATAACCGCCCACGGAGTGGGCGTTTTGAATGTGCAAAGGTGTAATATACAATTATCATGGTTGTGATAGTTGGGAAGATATTTTTCGCGATTACGACCCCATCTACTTGAAAGATAAGGCAACTGGTGTGGAAATCGCGATAAAGGAACTAATAGAAATTCAAGAAACAGGAGAAGGAACGTGAACGCTCGGATTACTAGCATACTCGGTATCACAACTAATCCGTTCAAAGTCTAAACTGAAACATATTTTATCTACATCCAATTCTTTATATGTATCAAATAATTCCAAAACTTTCTCAAAATATTCATTCTGACTATATCCGATTTGCGCAGCTACACACGTTCCGTGTTTCAACCATTCGTGTTCATACAATGATATAGTATCATTGTACGTACAATCATACCAGTTTTCAAGCATACTTTCATATTTTGGCGATTGTTGCAATTCTGCTAAATTAAATGGTATATCGCTGCAATAACTCGGGTAACTATCGGCATTATAATCTGGCCATAAACCGTGGATTTTATAATCAGTTGAACACCATTTCTGTAATGCGAGACAGTAATATATATATAAGTTCATATACACTACCTCAATACAAAAAAGTGTATAATGTATAGTTTTGTTTTTTTATTTTTTATGTAATATTTGACCATTTCAAATATTCAAATCACTATACAGATTGTCTTCAAATCCATCGAATCCCCAACCCGAAAACTTGGGTATATTCTTAGGATGCAGTATATTCTTATACAATTCGTAAAATAATCCCGTATCATAATGCAGGTGATGAGTGAATGCTTTATAATCAAATTCGAATATATTCGGGTTATTCCAAATATTAAACATTTGGAAATCTCCGTCGATTTCATACAATTTTTCTAGTAAGTAAGGTCGGAGTTCAACTAAGTCTACCAAGTTTTTATTCCATAACAAAAAGTATAAGTTAATTTTTTCAGGATTTTGATTGAGTAATTCGATTGCGTTAGGATTTTCGGATAACGAATTCCAATTTATTTTATCGGGATGTTTTTGAAGTAATTTGATTGCGTTAGGATTTCCGGATAAATAATCCCAGTCGATTTTATCCAGATTTTGTTCCAGAAAGTCAATGTCGTTCAATGATTCAGACAATTCATTCCAATCGATTAATTCGGGATATGCGAGTAATATATTGAGTATTTCTGGGTTCTGGTTAGAATGTAGTATATTCCAGTTTACTTTTGTTGGATTGTCTCTGATTAAGTCGATTGCATTTATGTTTCGCGACAGTCTGTTCCATTCTATTTTTTCTGGATTTTTTCTAAGTAAATCAATAGCTTTCGGATTAGTATTTCCTGATAAATTTCGCCAGTTGATTTTATCTGGGTTCGCAATTAATAATTCTATAGCATTATTATTTTTCGATAATTCATCCCAATTGATTTTACCAGCATTTCGTTGTATAAGTTCAATCGCACCTGGGTTTGCGGATACTCTATTCCAGTCGAGTAAAGAAAATGGTATAATCATATTATGTCTGTCTTGCACAAGAGACATAATATTTGGGTTTGACGATAACTCACGGCACATGAGTTCGTATTCCTCATCATCAAACGCAAATGCGCTCTTTGAAGGTTCATAAAAATGTCTCTCGAATAACGGTTTGAGTTTATAAAAATGATGTGTCATATCGTATTTGGTGAATGGTTCACTTGTAATTAGGTATAAATATATTCAATTTTTACAGGTTCTCGTAAATTACACATTATCGTAAAATATAATACACCATTAAGGGTTTTGGTTATTTTTTGATGCGATAAGGCAACTGTTATGAGGTTTTATTATATAACCATCGGTGGTCTTCTTACGTATTAGTTCAACATTATCACCAGAATGCATTATGTCGTGACATTTTTTACACAAACTCATTAAATTCGCCTTATGATTTTTATGTGTGGCATCAATCCAACCTTTTTCATCCGCATTTTCTTGGTGAAGTAAATGATGTGTATCGACCGCACAGTCATTACGGCAATGTTCGCATATACCCTTTATTTTTTTTGCATTATAAGACGAAGTGTCTCTATCCAATAAACCTTTATTTACCGGAAAATACTTTTTACGCATAGCATATGCCTGTTCTAAAAACTCTGGGTCTAAATACAAAGATTTACATACTTCGAGACCATACATACGATTTCCTGGTCCATCTTTTAATTTACGGTCATATACAAGGGCGTCCTTTTCGGCGTCATATGAAACTGCCATATGAGCAATACGAAGTTCTGGCATTTCAACGATTTCGTCAAATTTCAAAATCTCGTGAAAATGTGTAGCAAAAATATAAGATACCTTTTTACTAGAAAGCCGCATTAATGCTGCAGTGAATAAACTAAGAGCAGACTCAGTTTCCGTGCCCGAACATACTTCATCACCTAACACTAAACTGTGTTCGTCGGCCATCTTGTCTATTATGCGTAATTCGGACATTTCAACAGCAAACGTAGAAAGACCCTTAAATAAATTATCATTCCCCAATATGCGAGAATATACTGCTTTATACGGTTTGAACACAAATGAAGAACAAGGAACAAACATACCAGATTGTGCTAGTAATACTGAAATCCCGAGAGCTCTTATGATACTAGTTTTACCTACTGCGTTTGTTCCGTATATCAGCGTCCCATTGATACCGTCTATCCCGATAGAAATATCATTTGTTACATATAATTCATTCGTTTGTAAATGCTCTATAAGTGGATGGCGTATACCACGCACTTGTGCGAACGATTTCTCATATTCGCTTCGGATTGAAGGTTTACAGTAATTGTATTTATTCGCTACGTGTGCCTTGGATTGTAAAACATCAATCCTAGATATAAATTCAGATAGATGCTCAATCTGATTATGCCAACAGTTTTCGAGCTCCGATAAAAAACTATTGTATTCGGTTTCAATTAATTTATCTATTTTACCATTGATATTGTATAGTTCCGAAGTGACAGATTTCAATAGATTAAAACATATGGTGCTATTGGTACTGGTTGTAGATAACATTTTAATTTCACTTAATTTGAAATCTTGACCGCACACAGTAATTAATTCATCTGTGCATTTACAAAGACTGAGTAGTTTATCTCCGCGTTTCTTTGTAATAATAAGCGATATACCAGATTTATCTGTTTCGTGTGATTTTACATATTCAATAGAACCGGTAACATCACCTTCGCTGATACGCATGCGTTTATTAAGTTCCTCTTTAATTGCGTTAAATATATCATTATTGTCATTCCTTTTTTGAATAGCAGTGTCCAGTGTATCAGAAACTCCCTCTTTTATTATATTATTAACGAATGTACTGGTAGAAGTGCAACCCTTACAGAATTCGATGACGAGAGTGCTATCAATAAATTCCAATATTTTATCGATATTATAACTATTAGTTTTCAAAGCATACTTAATAATATCAGGTTCATTTTGAAGTAGCAATTGAATATCCTTTATAAGCACAATGCTTGAATATAAATGATATACAGAATTTGGGTAAAGTCGCCTGGAAACAAGTTGACGTAGTATTTTCTCAATATCCCTAATTAGTGTAAGTTTTCTTCTGAGGTTCTCAATAAGTTCCGGTTTGTTCGTAGTATATTCAATAATGTCATATTCATCATTCAACCAGGTTTCGTCAAAGCATGGATTTACAAATTGATAGTTCATTAATCGTTTACCCATTGGACAACACGCGCAATTGAGAAAAGAACTAACCGATGATATTTTCCCGTAATTCCCATTGACGTTATCATTAATAATATTCAACTGTTTGAGCGTATGATTTGCTAGAATTGTCCGCGAAGAGGTATTAGAAAACGTGGGAATATCAATTTTTTTGACTAGATTGGCACAATGTTCTCTAACGAAATTCAAGAGAAAGCAAAATGATTGTGTTGCAAGTGTGTTTTCATTGAACTCTATACATGTATTGTAACTATCTTCACCGAAGAAATCCGAAATAATCTCGGTTATGTATTTTTGTTTCTCGCACTTTACTATCATATCATTTTCATTATTACTACAATTAAACTTATGAACAACACGAGCAGTAGAGCCAACAAATTTTAAAAGAGTATCGTTTATAGCATCATTGAATGGTGTAATTAGAATCAATTCATTTGGTGAAAAAACGGAAAAGCACCGTTCAAGTTCATCGTATGTAGTGGGGTTGTTTAAAATATAAGGACATTCGTATTCAAACATGAATGTTTTCCCTGTAAAAATGTCAATAACTGATACCCCATAAATAAGGTTCTCTTTCTTTGTTTTAAAATCGCGAACGACATTCATCCAAACACACATAATATTATTACTTATCTGTTGTGACGTTTCTGTCTCATAATTTATATAAGTTCCTGGTGAAACGACGTTATACAATTCACGAGATACATTACCATTATCATCCTTCTTTTGAATATAAACGACTGCTGTATAACCTGCATCCATAATACGTTGTAAATATTTATCAAGACTATAATCACGAAAACCCGCCATATAGACATTTTCATTTTGAACCTGTATTTTTTTATCACTAATGTTAAGTTCACAAACCCTACAAATATCTTCAATCCTACTACCTTTGTATACTAAACTAGATTCCATTTTCGTTCCATACATCTCAAAGAACGCCCCAACCTGCATTAATATAATAGTATTTTCGCCGTATTTACGAATATATTCATGTGTAATATTAATATATTCTGTGATGATATTGGGTTTGTCAGTCATGTGTTATACTATTATAATTATTATAAAGGTTCTATATTATTTTATAATAATAGTTATCATTTATTGATTTCTTTATCCAGTGGAACAATTTCTATAGTAGAAAAAATATTTACATCCAAATTATAACCAGTTGATTGTAATCGCACCGTTATATTAGTACCACACCCCGCATCCGACCCGGTTAGATTTATTATATTTACGATGGTTCCTATTTGATTATGGAAACTACTTTTTGGATGTATAATACGCACATTCTGTCCTCGGTAAAACGTCATTAAGTATACCAATGAATTTTTTTTATATCCTTGAACAAATGAATAAGTATAGACGAAGCAATACTCTAAAAATCAAATTTATCAGAATTCATATAATTGAATATAACATGGTCTGGATTATGATTATGTATTTCACCACACATCATAGATGCGGTTTCATACATTTTTCTCAAAACATCACTGGGTGAATTAGAACCAACCTTTATAAACCCATGACTTATAAGATATTTACGTATCTCTTCAATGGGAATTTGCTTGAGGAGTTGTTTTTTTGTGGTAATATTGTTACGTATAGTTCTATTCGAAATAAGAACTGAAATTGTCGGTTTCACCTTGGAACGCCCAACGCGATAAGTTCTACGTATAGTTCTACGTATTTTCTTCGGTTTACAAATTTTACGATTTAAAAACGGTTTAATGTTAGAACGCATATGATTGGCGTGTGCTAATTTAATACTATCAATTATAACGGGTTCTTTCGGTGCGTATTTTATATCTGCTTGTTGGTCATCTATAACAGGTAAATTTTTTTGTGTTGAATTCTTCCAATTCTTATATAATGGTAGAATACCATTTTTCAAACATCCAAATTTAGGAGGCGGTGGTGGTTTATAATGATTATAATGAACAAGAACTGGTGGTTCAATCGGCAATGGTAATTGTTCATGAACATCAATGAGCGAATCTGGTAGGTCGATATGTATTGAAGGTTCTACATAATGTTTGAGAGTCTTATTATGGTTTTGTTTTATCGAATTATCTTCTTCATTTTTTTTCACCAATTCTGAGAGAAAAGCAACACTTTCATTAAAATCATTTTTAAAATCAATAACGTCATCATTTTTTCTAAATTCATCTTTGGACACTGGGTCAAACGTTGTATCTTTATTTTTTTGATTTGTATTCATGTTTTTGAGTTTCAATTGTTGATGTTTCCGAATCATATTTATAAGATTTTTCTTGAGAGTTTTGCTTTTAATGGATTTTTCCTTTGACCGAACCTTTATTTTTGGCATATCTTTGTTTTTCGGTCGTTTCTTTCGTGAATTCGAATCAAACGCTGACACTTTAAATAAATCAGGATTTATAGAAATTGTTTTATTATTACTCATATCAGTTAGATATAATTTATATTTATTTTTTTATCTTAATTCAAACACTATATATAAAAATCAGGTAATGATGCATTGTTATTAATCATATTTTTCTTAAACATTTCGAAACCATTTTCAATATCACACGCTGTTATTTTTTTTAAATTATGTGGTAATATATTACCAAACGCGCGTTTTGAGTGACAAATTTTAATATAAGAAAACAAAACTTCCATATCGCGTCCATAATTTTTGAAAATCTTATAATTTTTTTCGAACCATTTTACAGTAATATCAGTTTCGTTTAAAATACTCCAATCTGCATCATTTATTTTTTTCTTAAAAATGAAAAAGAGGTCTTCGGCATTATATTTGTCTATTTTAAAATTCCAAATAAAGCGCGACCGTAATCCTGGGTTAATTCCGAAGAAATTATCTTCCATTTCGCGCTCATATCCGGCAACAATAACCATCAGGTCGTTTTTCCTATCACTTAGCGCCTCACATAATGTATCTATACATTCTTTTGAAAAACTATCCACATTGGAATTTCCGTTTGACAATGAATAAACTTCATCTATAAAAATACAACCACATTCATCAATCAACTTTTTAACCTTTAATGCAGTTTGCCCCAAATATCCCGCAATTAAATCATCTCGTGTAACTTTACGAAAAACATTATTTTTCAAGAGACCTAATTTAGAATACATAGAACCAATCATTTTCGCGACTTCTGTTTTACCTGTTCCAGGTGGACCGCAAATAATGGTATGTTTAAAGTCGTGATCTTTATTATTATTATTATTATTATTGATATGCAATCTTTGTAAAAAGTATAAAAGCTGACCGAACACAGAATATTTTAGTTCTTCCATACCAATCATAGCATCAATAGCAGAAATCTCATTTTTAATCAAATGTAGAGAACGCAAGTCGATATTATATCTATATTTTGAATCATATGGATTGTTATCAATAATAAGTATCAATTCTGAAAGATTAGAAACGGCAACATCAATAACTTTTAACTCACGTTCGTTATCAACATTATCAACCATATGTGCGTTCTGCCATTCATCGTAATTACTCATTTTACGAACAACTTTATTATTAATAGTATAGCAAAATTCGGCGCTATCATCTATACAACAATTGGCATCGAACCCTGTATATACAGAAGTATTAAATTTTTGCTGAAAAAAATGCACATTACTTGCATTTATAATGTCAACTATATTACCAAAATTGGTTTTTTCTTTTGATTTATTATCAAGATAACTTACAAAATCATCCATTATACATCTATTGGGTATAGTTTCTATATTATTATTCATTTTTCAATCTAGGAATATGTTCAGGTGTAATTACAAATATTTCATTGATTGGTATAGAGAGAAATGTTATAATATAACGAATAATATCTTCGGGAATACGAGTATAATTACGTTTTACAACTTCCAATTTAACAACAGAACTAATGAAAGAATTTAACAGTCTAATTTGTCTGAATATAGAACGGAACGAATAACTGGGTGACCATATTGCGTCGCACGAAAATATAGATCTACAATAGAAGCAATTATTATCGTGTATTTCTGATTGGGGATTATCGTCTCCTAGACAAGAAGTTCTTCTATAACTATAAAAACTATTACTATTACGTTGCATAATAGAAAAACGTTCATGTGTAAAATTTACAAAGTTAGAATCTACTATACAAGGACGTTTGAATGGATAATCGGTAACATCAAAGTCTATATAATTATCAATTGTCTTACAATATCTAATAATTTTTGGAATTTCGAACCCACTCTTCAATTTATAATATTCAATAACATGATAATTTGTCCCCAATTCTTTCGTCAGTCGTTTTACACTCATTTGTATTATATGAATACTATTACTCAATAAAATGTCTACATCAATTTTGTAAAATTGAAATAAATAAACGAACAAAATGGATGTAAATATATCACTATTTATGTATCAAGCTATGGAAACCCCTCAACAAGAACTGAATGTTGGTCCAAATGGGAATCATATTAAAATTAAAATACCCAAAGTAAAAGAAATCATTGATAACATAATAGGGAGTGAATCAAATGTAAAAAAAACGATGGAGGTAAATCAAACCAGATTTACACCAGTTGACCATCTGGGAGATTATGACGAAGAACCGTTTACAATTATAGAGTCATATTTCAAAGATAAACATCTGAACAGATTGGTTCGTCACCAATTGGAATCATACAATCATTTTATAAATGAACAGATATTACGTACAATCGATATGTTCAATCCGGTTCAAATACATTCTGAAAATGACTATGTACCAGAGAAAGATGCTTATACATTAGAGTTATTCCTATCATTTAATAATTTTAAACTACATCCACCTCAGATACACGAGAATAATGGTGCAACTAAATTGATGTTTCCTCAAGAGGCCAAATTGAGAAACTTTACATATGCATCTACAATGACGGTGGATATTGAAATAAAATATGTGATACGTGATACAGAAAATATGGATAAACCAAAGACGGTCATCAAAGTGTTACCAAAGATTAATATTGGAAAAATGCCGATTATGTTGAAATCGTCAATATGTGTATTAACACAGAATAAACAAATTCACCCAAAGTATACAGGTGAGTGTAGTATGGATAGTGGGGGGTATTTTATTATCAAAGGTTCAGAGAAAGTCGTATTAGGACAAGAGCGGGCGGCTGAGAATAAGATATATTGCTTTGATGGAAAAAACACTACAAAGTGGTCTTATTATGCCGAAATAAAATCAGTCCCTGATATGAAATGCATTTCACCGAAACAGATAGAGATGATGATTGCCACAAAAAACATAGGATTTGGGAATGCCATATATATGACTATCCCTAGAATTAAACAACCAATTGAGTTATTTACGGTATTCAGAGCACTAGGCATTATGACCGATAAGGAAATATGTAAATATATTGTATTGGATATCGATGATGATAAAAACGAAGTAATGTTAAATCTATTGAAGGCGTCCATTATAGATGGTGGTAAATATATGACACAAGATGAGGCAATTCGACATATATCGGCATACGCAGCATACACCCCAATGAATATGGAACGCGAACAAGGAATTTTTAAAAAGAGAGAATTTACAATGGATGTATTGAACAATGATATATTTCCACACTGTAAGACAAAGGAACAGAAGATTTATTTAATTGGTTATATGGCGAATCAATTGATCCAAACTTCGCTTGGTTTTCGCGATGTAGACGACCGCGATTCGTATGCGAATAAACGAATCGAGTTAACAGGAACCTTACTCAATAATTTATTTCGAAATTACTTTAATAAACTAGTAAAGGAGATGCAAAAACACGTTATTCGTGAGATTAACAACGGTTCTTGGCGTTCAACCGAAGATTATAGTAATATAATAAATATGACAAATGTTTATAAAATAATGAAATCAACCACAATTGAGAATGGTATTACACGTGCATTGTCTACCGGTGATTTTAGTATTAAACAGACAAATAGTTCAAAAGTAGGCGTGGCGCAGGTTCTCAGTCGTTTAACATACACATCGTCTATTAGTCATATCAGAAGGATTAGCACACCCCTAGAAAAGAGTGGTGAATTGGTAGCTCCTCGTAAATTACATCCTACGTGTTGGGGTTTTATTTGTTTGGTTGAAACACCAGAGGGTCAGTCAATTGGTATAGTAAAGACACCTACATACTTGGGACACATCACAATACCTACAAATAGCGCCCCATTATATGATTATACAAAAGAGCATATAATCCCAATCGAGGAATTAACACAATATGAATTGTTCGGTAAAGTGAAAGTATTTATAAACGGCGCTTGGATTGGAATTGCGAAAAACCCCGAGAATTGCTATAGTTCATTAAAGGATAAAAAGTACAAGGGTATTATAAATATTTACACGTCCATTATATTTGATCGTGATAAGCTAGAAATTAAAATTTGTAGCGATGGTGGTCGCGTGTCTAGACCAGTTTTGAGGGTAAAAGACAACAAAGCAATTATGTCTTCTGAAAACATTGAAGACATCAATCAGAATAAACTACAATGGAATGACCTTCTAACATCTATAAAATTAAAGGATTCTGTGATTGAATATATAGACCCAGATGAACAGGGTTTCGCAATGATTGCGATGAAAGACAAGAATCGTTGCGATCCTAGAAATAATTATACACACTGTGAAATACATCCTAGTATTATATTTGGTGTGCTTGCATCTTGTACACCTTTCCCAGACCATAATCAAGCGCCAAGAAATACATATCAATGTGCGATGGCTAAACAGGCTTTGGGAATATATGCCACGAATTTCGACCAACGAATGGACAAAACCGCATATGTATTGACTTACCCAAGTCGCCCACTAGTTGATACGAGGTTGATGAATTATTTGCATCTGAATAAATGTCCGGGTGGGTCTCAGGTAAGTATCGCAATTATGTGTTACGGCGGTTACAATATGGAAGATTCTGTATTGATAAACGAAGGTTCTATTAAGCGAGGACTATTCAGTGCTACAATATATCATACAGAGAAGGATGAGGATAAGAATGTTATTAGAGATGAGATTATTCGTTGCAAGCCCGACCCAACGAAGACAAAGGGTGTTAAATTTGGTAATTACGATAAATTAAATAAAGATGGATTTATACCAGAAAACACACTAGTAGAAAACAGAGACATTATCATTTCTAAGATTGTCCCGATCAAGGAAAATAGGAATGATCCTACAAAGACGATTAAATATGAGGACCAGAGTAAGGTGTATACCACAAGTGAGGATACTTATATTGATAAGAATTTCACAGGGAGAAACGGCGACGGTTACGATTTTGCCAAGACACGCACACGTACTCATCGTGTACCTGTTTATGGTGATAAAGTAAGTAGTCGTCATGGACAAAAGGGAACAATTGGTAATATAATTCCCGAGTGTGACATGCCTTTTACAAAGGATGGAAACAGACCTGATATAATTATCAATCCACATGCCATTCCATCAAGAATGACTATCGGTCAATTGAAAGAGACTATATTGGGGAAGGTGTTACTTGAATTGGGTCTCTTCGGAGACGGAACTAGTTTTGGAAACTTGGATGTCGAAACAATCTCTTTAAAATTACAAGAGTTAGGTATGGAGAGTTACGGTAATGAAATTCTATATAACGGTTTGAACGGAGAGCAATTGGAAACTGAAATTTTCATAGGACCTGTATTTTACCAGCGTTTGAAGCATATGGTGAATGACAAGGTTCATAGTCGCGCGACAGGTCCAATGGTAAATCTCACTCGTCAACCAGCGGAAGGAAGAAGTCGATCTGGTGGATTAAGAATAGGTGAGATGGAACGAGATGTTCTATTATCGCACGGAGGATCATCGTTTTGTAAAGACCGATTATACGAAGCGTCCGATAAATATGTAGTGAACGTATGTAAAAAATGTGGTATGATTGCTGCGTTCAACGATGGTAAAAGTAATAATTTCCATACGAATTCAGATTTCAAGATTCATCTATGTAATACATGTGGTAATCGGACGGATTTTGCTCGTGTTGATATGCCTTATGCCAATAAATTGATGTTCCAGGAGTTACAGACAATGAATGTGATTCCGCGCGTTATTGTTGAGTAACATATATAGATATTGTTGATCTATACTAATATACAAAACATATTACATAACATCATAGAAAAATAAAATTTGGGTATCATTTTATATAATTCCAAATTTTATCACAAACACAAATATCACCCTTTTCGGTATATTTTTTAATGCGTTCTAATTCCAATTCAATAACATTACTGAACGAATCTTGCGTTTCTCCATTATGTGTTATTGTGATATCATTCCAATCAACGACCATACCATTTATAGTATAAATTTTAATATTTACACCACGCTCTATACAAACGGTAACTAGCGTCATAAACGCTCTTAGTGTATGATACGGAGGGGCACATATAGCGATGTGTTGTACATTATTTAAGATAATCCAATTCACCAATGCTTCACTTTCTATTCTGGTATTGATAGAATTATGACTGGCGTCATATGGAATAGTTTCTACTTCAAAATTGTAAGAAATATAAACACTGGAAATATCATCACAAGATGATACTCCAGAAATTGCTTGTTTATTATCTAATATACAAAGAGTTTTATTTGCAATAATGTAGTGGTTTAATCCTTTCAACATACAAGGGATATTTATACTATTATGTGCGAAACAGTATACGTATTTTACATGATTAGGAACAAGCGTACCAGATATTTTCATCGATATGCGCGCTAGTTCATTCATTGTATAAAATTGAATATATATAATAATTAAGTCATTTACAAAAAACAATATAATATTTTATAAATGGAAAAAGCAGAAGCACTATCAACCGAAATACAGACTATGAAACACCAAGTGTATATATTAAAACAACTAATCTCTAAAAAAACAATAGAATTACACAACACTTGTCCTCATACAAACGTTCGAGAAGAATTTGACGATGATTTTCATAAACCACATAGATATTACGTGTGTTTAACGTGCAATAAACAACTATAGACCATTGAAGATTTCAATCCGCACAGAATGTGCGGATTAAATCTGTAAATGGGCATCACTTTGAAAGAATTAATCCGCGGGCGTGCGGATTTAATTCTTCAAAGGTGTAAAGCAAGTTTGATATATAACAAATTAAAAACAATCTTATAATAAATATTATAAATTATGTGTGGTATATTTGCATATCTGGGAAATACTATTGGCACAGACGCACTAGAGAATGCTTATAAAAAGACACAAAAACGGGGTCCAGATAACAATGTGTTGAAATCCATACATAAAAATGTAACATTCGGGTTTCATCGCCTGGCTATTATGGACCCTAGTTATAAAGGCAATCAACCTCTTTTTCATCCAACAAAACCATACGCGATAATATGCAATGGTGAGATATACAATCATAAGAAATTGGTGAGAGATAATAATTTCGAGACATATTCAGATAGCGACTGTGAAGTCATATTGTATCTATATGAAAAGTATGGTATAGATGAAACATTACGTATGTTAGATTCGGAGGCCTTTGCTTTTTGTATTTATGACGGTGAAAAAAAGGAATTGATTGTAGCGCGAGACAGATTCGGCGTGCGCCCACTTTTTATCGGAACACGTGTAAACAACGAAATAATTATTGCTTCAGAGGCAAAGAGTATTATAGATTTAATTATAGAAACTGACATTTTGGAACAGTTTCCACCAGGTACATGGAAATCATTTGATATAAATGTATATTCAGAAAAAGAAACGAGGCAGTATTACGAGAAAAAATACGCTATCAATATGGACAGTGATGAAAAATCCATATGTTATAATATACGAAATTTATTAACTGAGTCAGTTAAAAAAAGACTTATGTCTGAGCGTCCGATTGGTTGTCTTTTATCTGGTGGTCTAGACAGTAGTCTGATTAGTGCGATTGTAGCGCGTGAATTTAAATTAAAAGGTAAAGGAATATTAAATACATTCTCAATCGGTATGAAAGGGTCCACTGATTTACAGTATGCCAAATTGGCTGCAGAACACATTGGTTCAAAACATCATACAATAGAATTAACGGAACAAGATTTTTTGGATGCTATACCAGAAGTAATATATCACACAGAAAGTTACGATACAACTACAATTCGTGCGAGTGTTGGAAATTATTTGGTTGGTAAATACATCAAGGAAAATACAGACATTACAGTAGTATTTAATGGTGACGGAAGTGACGAACAGTCTGGATATTTATATATGACAAACGCACCTGATATATATGCTTTCAAGGAAGAGTGCGAGCGTTTATTGAGCGAAATTCATTATTTCGATGTTTTACGTTCAGACCGTGCTTTATCAAGTAATTGGTCTCTTGAAACGCGCGCTCCATTTTTAGATACAGATTTTGTAAACTATTACATGTCAATTTATCCAGAATTGAAGACGTACCCAAAAAATTCGGAACGCATAGAAAAATACTTACTTAGAAAAGCGTTTGATAATGAACGTTTATTACCGAGTGTGGTATTATGGAGGAAAAAAGAAGCATTTTCTGATGGTTGTAGTTCAAACGAACGTTCATGGCACAATATAATTCGAGAACATATTGAAACACTAGTAAGCGACGAAGAGTTCGAACGTTTATCAAAAAATTATGAAATGAATGAACCTAAAATGAAGGAAACATATTATTACAGAAAAATATTCGAAAAGTTTTATCCAAACCGAGGGAATTTAATACCTCATTACTGGTTGCCCAAGTGGAATGGTGTTAAGAAAGACCCTTCGGCAAGGGAACTGGAACAATATATTTCAAATGCGTAATTATTGTATAGTTTTTATTATAATTATACAATAGTCAAATGTCTGTGCCTCATAACTGTTTAATTAACGATATCCGCGAATCTTCGGCATTGCGAGGATATACATTTTCCAAATATAAAACATCCGATGTAAAAAAACAGTTTTTAGATACGATGCTAAATGGTAAAATAGAACCGGCGTGTTATTGGTGCGCTGAATTGATTTGTGCGGGTCACTATAGTGATGTATGGGAGGTTATTTTTATTTTTGTTGGTAAATACATTCATACGGCAAATCCAAAGATTGCCGTATATTTAGAAAAAAGATATACCGTGTTTCGTAATATAATAACACAAGGCGGTTTCATAAGTGAATTGGAATTAAGAAACAACCATACAATAAGACAACTATTTTCTGAGATTATAACAATTGTAACATTATCTGTAAAAAAGAATAGTTTTGAATCTATAAAAATCAAACGCGAAAACGAATTTGATATGACGCAGATGAAAGAACGATTGAAAGCACCTAGTATTAAATTTGCCGAAGATATTTTACATCCCGAGGACCCCAAGGAAATATACATTGCTGTAAATGAATTTTCATATCATATAGGAAGCAAAACATCCAATATGCTACAGGCGTGTTATTGGATTGAATGGTTAATAGAATTTGACCTTATATGTCGTAAACGTAAACAACCTTGTATATGTAAACGAAGAAGTGTAAATGTTGAAAATAAATATCAATGTGATTTGATTTGGGTTTTATGGGATTCATTAATATATTATAGTAAAAACGCCAAGGTGAACCCGTTAATGGCGAAAAAATTATTACTATCGTTGAAAGAATTATTCACTGCGAAGTATACACCAGGTTCAACGAAGAAACGAAAGTATTTATTGTATTTTGCTGTTGAAATAATTACGGAGCATTATTCAATTGAAAATGAATTGTTTACTCAACATACCAAACAACTGTTATCTAATGTAACACAGAAGATAAATTTAATATATAAACAAATAAAGAAAAACGAAGAAAGTCCTAACGCTGATTATTTGTTTAACAACCTAGATACAAAAAATAATTTTGAACGGTCGTTAAGACAACTAGATATGGTAAATTCAGTGGATATAATGAATACAACAAATGCAAATATAGAAGATATAGAAGATATAGAAGATATAGAAGACAATACTAAATAAGTGAATGACTAGTCTGCTTTATACCGTTGTCCGATTTCCTTAATTTCTGGTGTATAAAAATAATTATTGAAGAGTGACAAATTATCTTCTGTAATATCGTTTGAATAAATTCCAAGAATGCGAAGTAATTTCTCATCATTATTCATATTCTCATAATTAGGTAGGGTTTTTGTGATAAGATAACGACTATGGAAGAAACCTACATAATGAGGAGCAATAAAATATATTTCGAAGAAACGACAACGCGCAAATGTCTTTAGAATATCATTTGAACCCTTGAACATGAAATAAGTAATTATTGAAGAGCAACCTTGAATTGCGAAACCATATGTGCAAGTTTTCTTGGTAGTTTGGAATAGTGTTCCTGTTGCGAAATGAAGTCCAGAAGATAATGCGGGTAGCAAACTTACCCATACATAAAGGTCGTGACACGATTCACCCCAGCAGTTGTAACCGAGTATGACATTCAATAAATTTCCTAGCATAAAAGCAAAAGAATATACCGTAAAAAATAGAGAACTATTATTCAAGAAGATGGAACTAAATAATACAGACTGACCCAGATGAAGGAATTGGTCTTGCCATACATCAATACTGCGATTTACGCCAATGTCTTCATCTAGAAATGGATATACTATGTGTGCTACGCCGTGTGCGAGAGCGAGTGCAGAAGATAAAACAAATGTGAATGAATACTTATCACGTATACTTGTTGTAATAATACCTGCAATAGGTCCATAAATAAATAGATTAGAAAGCATAGACTCTTTTCCAAGTATATGAACTACATACATCATAGAGCACACTAAAAAATTACTTGCGGTCAATAGAGCACCTGCGTAATAAATGGGATTGTTTTCTATTGTAAAGTAATAATAATAATCTATATACGACATTAAGAATTTATCACGAGTTGGTTTTAAGTGTTTTGAGTAAAACAATATTAAACTCGGTATACACCCTTGAAGATTTAAAATGGGACGATAAATCGCCAACAAAATAAAAAAATCAAGTGTGTAAATCAATAAGTTGTGCTTCCACAAATGTGGTCTTAACAACGATTGTCTTACTTTTTCCTGTTTTCTCTAAAACAGGTGAAAGACCTTGCTTATAGCAAAACTCACTTGGTCTTGTTTGTGTTTCCATCCAAGACCTTGTTAGTTTCCTGATATTTACGGCAGAATTAGCATCTCGTGTTCTAAATACGGTTTCTTTGTTTTGACAACTCACGCAACAGAACAGACGATATACATCCGTGTTTTTCTTATCTTTATAATGTTTCAGTTCCTGACTACAATCGCAACATAGTTTGCTGGTATTGAATTCATTGATTGTTATGGTATCAAATCGTTTATGGATTTGCTTTCGTAATCCTTGATTCATTGTAGGCATAAAATGTTTCATTTGTGTATCCCTACTCCAATTACCATAACCAATCAGGATATTGGAACCAAATGTTTCTTGGATTTTATTCAGGAATGTATCTATACTTTTCTTACCATAACTGTATTGACGGAACTTCATTTTTCTCCATACTTCTTTATGGTAAAACTCTCCAACCTCTTTATTCAATACTGTCTTTTCTACCAAGTATCGTTTGAACTTTGCTACATCAATTGATTTACTGTTTTCTAACGATAAATGAGTTTCCTTTTCGGTTATTTTATGCTTCTTTTTCATTTGTAATAGAATGCGTTGGTTTCGTTTCCCATAACTTTCTATTTTTCGTTGTTGTGCCGTATATTGTAATTTCTTACCATTCTCATCCATCATATACACCAACGATTTCTTACCAGGGTCGCATCCCACAACATTTCGGTCTTTCAAACCATCCAGTTGCTCTTTGGATAAATCCTCAATGTTATAGAAATTCTGTTCTCCAATAATAGGAACACGAGTTCCCCATTTCTTATCTTTCAAATCTTTTCTAATAAACAACAAACTAGAAGAAACTCCGTCAGTTTGTATTTGGTGATGAAACTGGTAATGTGCGTTCTTGAATATTTTGTGATTGAGATTAAGAAAATTATTCCAAATAATAGTTTGGTTTGCTGTTATGTTTTTCAATAGTTCGCCTTTCTTGGAGTTTTCAGGACAGAACAAACTAACCAAACACGCAGTATCCAAAATAATATGTTTTGGAACAATATTATTACGGAGTGGAAGCGGTTGAAACAATTTATGTCCGCCAGTTTCCAACACTTCGTTCATATAAAGCATTCCTTTCAAATAATTCATAGGATTGACTTTTACATCATAATGAACTGACTTATTGATTTTGGATGGTAAAATGTTAGGTAAATGAGTAATTTTCCAGTCATTGAAAATGATATCTGTTTCGTCGTTCAACGAAAGAACCTGATGTTTGAATTTGAAAAGAGTTTGTTTATCATCAGTAGGCGCTGTCTTATTTACGAAACGCAAAAAATGTTGAATGAACCGTTCTTGTGCGTTGTTTGATAACGATGTATGAATTTGCGTTGCTAAATACGGTAGTAAATGCGGTTTATTTTTCAAATTGGTTTTCTCGTGGTTCAACAATGGTTGATATTCGGCAGTGTAAAATGTTTCTAAACTTTCCAACAATCCAACATTTACCATTTGTCGTCCTCTCACATCACGAGTTCCTAAAACTTTCAAACAATACAAAATAAATGTATCATCAATTACAGGCAAACCTGTCTTATTGGAATAACAAGTAATGACATACAACCGAATAAACTGATAAGTATGGATTACTAAATCATTCATTTCAAAAACTAAATTGTTTATGACGGGTTGGACTAAATTACGGTTTTGTAAAATGGATTTGAGTGGTATTTTGAAAGTTTTGTAAGCGGATTTATCAGTATTCCTAAACTCTTTGAATTCGTCTTTCAACTTCTTCTTTTTCCTCATCCTTGTATATTCTATACAAAGATTTTATTTAAGTAATTTTTAACGCAATTAATTTATTGTTTTTCCTAAAATAAACAAAATTTTATATTTGTTCGTTCTTCTCCTTTCTTTTTTGATATGCTATTTTGTTATACTCCTTTCTTTTTTCAGGTGAAACCTCGTATGTGTAATTTGTTATTTGTTTATGTTCTTTGACTCGTTTTATAATTTCATCTTTGTGATTTTCATAATAAGTTTTGCTTCTTTTAGGCGCGGTGTATTTTTTGAGATGCTCCTTTGTTTCGTTCAACTCGTCTTTTAATTTTTTATTTTCTTCTTTCGTTTTATTTAATTCTTCTATCAACTTAATCTTATCAACGATTTCATCGTCCATAGTTATTATTGTTATATGGATATATTTATGTTTATTTACAACAAAAATATATTTTATTACTCACAAATCGTCCCATTTTAAATCTTCAAGGGTGTAAAAAACGAAGATTATGTAATTTACACAATTAGATAATAAAAAATTGATTCTAAATATTATAATTAATAACTAAAGTAAAATGACAGAATATAAAATACAGAAACCTTTCTTAAAATGGGTAGGAGGCAAAACGCAGATTATCGGTGATATCATTTCAAAAATACCAAAAGATATAACTAACTATCATGAATTATTTTTGGGCGGTGGGAGCGTGTTACTTGCCGTTCTGTCGTTACAAAGACAAAACAAAATTGTGATTAAAAATAAAATATATGCCTACGACATAAATGAAGTTCTAATTAATGTGTATAAGCACATTCAAACCAATAAAGACGAATTGTATAAGATTATTACTTCGTATATAACAGAATATGACAGCATAATTGGGACAACAATTAACAGAAAACCCCATAATATAGATGAAGCTAAAACATCAAAGGAAAGTTATTATTATTGGATAAGAAGTAAATATAACAAAATAGACAAAAATACGATTGAGTGTTCTGCTCTATTTATGTTTATTAATAAGACTTGTTTTAGAGGAATGTATCGTGAAGGTCCAAATGGATATAATGTTCCATACGGACATTACAAAAAAACACCTACAATTATATCAAGAATAGATTTAGATTATATCAGCGATTTGATTAAAGATGTGGAATTTAATCACGGTAGTTTCGATGATACAATTAAACTTGTTAAGGACGGCGATTTTGTTTATTTAGACCCACCATATGCTCCCGAGAATACCAATTCTTTCGTAGGATATGTGCTTGATGGATTTAATTTAGAAATGCATAAATTACTATTTAGTGAAATAAAAAAATTGGGTAAAATTAAATTTATAATGAGTAATGCTAAAGTGGATTTGGTAACTGAGAACTTTACAGAATACGAATGTCAGGATATTATAGCAAGAAGGGCAATTAATTCTAAGAAACCCGGTTCAACTACAATGGAAGTTATAATTTATAATTAGTTGTTGATACCAGGTCACTGAATCTCATATACTCAATTCCCCACGTTTTTGCCAATTCTAATGCCTGTTTAGTCTTATTCGTAATATGTTCTCCAAAATACTTTATCTTACCGTATTCAAATTCAACCTCCTGACGTGCCACGCAAACAATTCGTAAAGGTTTGCCATATAATTCAGGTATGTCTTGATATTTTATCCATGTTCCGAACACCTTTTCACCTGCAGTTCCGTCTACCCACCAGTTTGAAGTTTTAACTTCATATATATATTCATCTGTTTCCCAATCTGGTTCGAAACCACCTTTTCTTTTTGCTTTTCTAGGGTTCTCACCCTTGTTCATAAGAACGTCATAAACAAGTCTTTCCCCTAATAAAGTTGTCCACTGTCCGTTGTTAGTCTGGTTTATCATTTTATTGCCCCATTCTTTTTCTTCAATCATTTTTTCTTTCTTTTGATTTTTCAGAGTAGTTGCAGATTTGACAAGTTTATATGGTTTCGTTGTGGCCCATTTGATACGTTCAATTAAATCGGCATCCATTTCTTGGTGGTCAGTGCCATTATCACTACTCAATAATTCATCGTCATTCATTGCTTTGGTATTCATTTATTTTGTTGTGTTTTATCTCAATTGAAATACTTTTCCACTTATAATCAATTTTTATCATTATGCATTACAAAATGTATCTCTACATACCAATCGTTTTTGTCCAATCATAGTTTTAAGTGCGTACCAAGGGTCAGTTGCTTGTAACCGGATCCACGCAATGTCTATTGTATAAAGTAAATGATTATTTATACGTTCCGATTTTTCCACTACAGTTTGGAAACATTTTATAAGCGTATCATTATAACGACAATTCACCAAATATCCGGAGGTTGTCCGAGCATTGACTACTCTGTATAAATCGTATGTTAAAGCAGAATTATTATAATTCATCAAATTACCTGATAATAAACAAGCATCCATATAGACACCGTCCAAGTAACTCAATTGCTTATAAAATTCCTCCTTAGAAACAGTAAAAATAAAATCATCTTCGAAAATAATAATATTAGAATACCCTCGCTCCTTTGCTATTTTCAATACACCTATATGAGACTTTCCTCGTCCTATATCAACGGAATCGTGTTGTATAGCAGAGAACCTTTCATAAGTTAATTTTTTATCTGGATTTGGTTGTTCGTGTGAAATAATGTCCATTTTTTCAAATTCGTATTCCATTTCATTACGTCTATCTACGTGTTCGTCGAGATTGATATAGAATATTCGATCTATTCTCATTGTATATAATATATGATTCTCGTTTATGTTAATTTATATGTATTGTATATAAAATGGAAAGAGGTTTAGTGATGTTGCTTCATTCGGTGATAATCGGATTTGTATTTTATTTATTGATGGTTTTTGTACTTAAACAGCAATCATTTGTTGCTGAGAACCGCAGTATTTTACTAGCAGCATTTGTATTGATATATATGATATTATTCGGGCACGGATTACCTACAAAACTAAATAAGATCTAGTTTGCGTTCTCTATAATAATTATTATTGTATAATTATTATAATTGTTTAGAATGTGGACCCGAGCGCACCATTGGCTGCCATGGGTTCAAAGTCGTAATCATTATCCCCTCGGAAACCAAGAGCCATTCCTTCAGCAACCTGGTTGCTTTGTTTAGTAGAAGATGGCGCAGGCGGGAACAATCCGTTTTGCATACCAGTGTTGTCTAAATTATCTGCTTGACTTGGTGCGTGCCGTTGAACCGGTTGCCTGACCCGAACTTGCTTCTTGGTAGTTTCAACGTCTTCTTCACTATAACCATTCCATAAATCATTTAATCTGTCAAATATGATATTAACTTTTGTACCAACCTTGGATTGAATGCTTAGAACAATGACCAAAAATGCTAAGATTACATTGGTTAAAATAAGGTTCTCGTATTTAAAACCACTATAGGTAGGAAAAAAAGTGATAATACGATGTATAAATACAAGTCCTACGAAAATAACAACAATTTGAATAAGTATTTCTGCTAAAAGTTCGATACTGGATTTATCCGGGTCTGCCTCTGGTATAAAACGCTGAATTGATTTATTCAATACTACAATAGGAACTAAACCCATAATGGCATATTGAGAAACATTGAAAAGTTCTCCTTTATCTTCTTCTGTATTAGAGAAAACGTGCGTGATGAATGTTTTCTTAGACTCTTTAATATCGGAAATATTGTCCATTCACTTATATAAGTTGTAATTAGAAAATATATAAAAAATACATTAAATGTATTTCATATGATGTGGTTATTTAGTAGTATATATCAGATGATACAAAACCAAATATACAATAATAAAACGTGCGAACAAGTATATCACGAAGAACATCAATATTTAGACTTGGTAAAAGATGTAATTGAAAACGGAACACAGGAAAATGGTAGAAATGGTTCTACTCTTGTTAAATTTGGAAATATGATGAGATATAACCTAAAGAACGGAACACTACCAGTATTAACTACTAAAAAAGTAGCAATTAAGACGTGTATTCAGGAATTATTTTGGTTCATCCGCGGTTCAACAAGTAACGATGAATTGAATAAAATGAATGTTAACATTTGGAATGGTAATTCAACACGTGAGTTTTTGGATAGCAGAGGTCTGACTGAAAGACCAGAAGGTGACTTGGGACCAGTATATGGATTCCAATGGAGATTTTTTAACGCCCCATATAGTGATTGTAAAACTGATTACACCGGAAAAGGAAAGGATCAATTACAACAAATTATCAATGATTTAAAAAACCCCGAAACTCGCACATCAAGGAGGCATATATTAACTGCGTGGAATCCTGCACAATTAGATGAGATGGCTTTACCACCGTGTCATATGATTTGTCAGTTTCACGTTCGCGAGAACAAGTATTTATCTTGTGCGTTATTTCAGAGAAGTGGGGATATAGGATTGGGTGTTCCATTTAATATCGCGTCATATTCTGTTTTAACTCACATTATTGCTCACCATTGCGATTTAGAACCAGACGAATTTATACACTTTATAGGAAACGGTCATATTTATACAGACCACATTGAACAATTAAGAGAACAGATAAAACGCACACCGATAGAATTCCCCAAAATTTGTATTAAAAATAAACACGATAATATTAATGATTATAATATAACGGATATTATTTGGATGAGTGAATATGTGAGTCATGGAAAAATAAATATGACAATGTCCGTATAAAAATTATATAACACGAAAAAGATATTAGAGATGTCTGAAATAAATGTGTATATGAGTAGTTCCCTTGCGTCAGCCAAACGTCGCCGTGCCGGTGTACAACCACAACCACAAGTAACTGAAACAGTAACGCCACAAGTAACGCCACAAGTAACAGAAGCAATACCGCCGTCAGTGCCGCCGTCAATCAATGGTAGAATGAGTCTCCCTCAATTATTAAATAATTTTGAGAATAGATTAAAATCAATAGAATCAAGCAAACCTGTTACGGACAATGAAAAATCAATAACCTTTAACGTAACTGACCCAGAAACGGGAGCACAGAAAAAAATGTCGTTATCTGAGTACATGACGGATATGGATAATAAATTTTTCATGCTTGCAGATGAAATCACATCAATGAAAGACATTTTAATTAAACTACAGAGTTTTACAATGGAAGTGAATAAAACATTAATGGAAGAGCGAATAAGGATTTTGTCGGATATTCCAGAAAATATAAAAATCACAAATGAAGAAGATAATGCGACCATTGTTCAAAACATTTAATAATAACAATAATAATAATATATAAAAAATAAAATATGTGTTATTAGTAATAACAATGTCGGATTCTTTATTAAATGATTTAAGTAAATTCAAGGATGCATATTACAATGAAAATAAAACAAATATTTTTCAAAAGAAAGCACAAAAATATGAAGTAGCAAAGGCGATCACTAGTAAGTTTGATATAAATATTCTTTTACAAAAAACGGTATATATAATACCGAATACTAATAAAATATTTATAAATTATCCATTATTTAAAATATTCGCACAACCTGACAATTATGAGTTATTTGTAAAATATGTACAAAATGTAGTATCCGTTGTAATAGAAAAAAACGGGTCATTTGAATGTCATTTAAATTTCGAGAGTTTTACAATATCGGCAGCAGAGCGTTATAAAGATATAATTAATATATTCAACGAATGTGAAATAGGATATACTGATTATATGGATGCTATATATGTTTACAATTCGCCTACTATAATTGATACAATATCTAAAATCTTATTGAGTTTAATCGACCAAACTACAAAAAAAAAAATACAACTAGTAAATAAGTCGGACAGTGAACACATTATAGCAAGTTTTTTGAACCATAGTTTTAGAAAAGAACTATAAAATTGATTTTAATTATTTACAATATAGATAATTAAAAATATACATAATACAATGCTTCTTAAAATTAGTAACGCGGCGAGAGCTGAAATGTTTAATGCTATTTTCCAAAATATAAAGTTGTTTGCGGATAATATAAATATTACATTTACAGCAAATCAGATAGACATTCAATGTATTGATTCAGCGCATGTAGCAATATTGGAAGTTCATATAGGTAGCACTTGGTTTGATAAATACGAACTATCTGATAATATTGAAGGTTTGGTAATTGGCGCTAATACAAATCTTATTGGAAAGATATTTGGAACGAGAGATAAAATACAAGACATTACGGTTGAATGTAATGATGAACCCGATAAATTATTAATCAGGTTTACTAGCGAAGATAAAAAAGTATACGATAAGACGTTTGAAATGCCGTTGATAGATTTGGATGTAGATACGATGGAAATTCCCGATATGGAATATGAAGCAGAATTCTCAATGCCTTCGCAAATATATGCAAATTTGATGTCTCAATTGAAATTGTTTGGTGAAACTATGGACATAGACTGTTCTGAAGATACTATTATGTTACATTCAAGTAGTATTGATGCGGGAAAGATGTCTACCGAGATTAGTATAGACGATTTGAACGAATTTTCAATAGACGAAGGAAGTAAGTTGAACATATCATATAGTTTATCGTATATGTGTAACGTAGCGAATTTCCATAAATTATCTAACGAGATTCAATTAAAATTCAAGCAAAATTATCCGGTTCAATTGAGATATAATTTAGGAACCGATGATGCAAATGTGCTATTTTATATAGCGCCGAAAATAAACGACAGTGATTAAACCGTTTCATAAATTAGGTAAAATTCAGATAATCATATATAAATAGACTATATAATGACTACTTTTTTATCTATAATTATATTTATTATAATTTTAACCATTTACATGCACGTGATGGAAGAATATAAGATATCAGAGGATTTGGAAATATACGAGATGGATTTTAAAGATAATAAACAATTACAGGATATATGCAATCTAAAACAACCTGTTATATTCAAACTTGAAGATATAGAAACCAAGTTTTTTAGAGAATTTGATATAATAGGCGAAACAAAAACCCCGGTAACAGTTAAAGATAAAGCGGATATAGATAACGCCAATACTATAAAACTTCCGTATGATAGTGCTCTAACTTTAATGAAGACTGACACCAGTTCACGTTTTTACTCCGAGAGAAATTTCAAAATAACAGATGAAACGGGTTATGATTTTACAAAATTAGATACACATTTAAAACCATATTTGACTATGTATAGTAAGCGCGAATTACTATTTGGGTCCAAAGGAGCACACACAGTAATGAGATATCACACAGAACATCGTAAATTTTTAACAATAAGAAAAGGTCGCGTGCACGTTAAAATGACACCTTGGAGAAGTAATCGATTATTACACGTCACGAAAGACTATGTTAATTATGATTTTAGATCAAAAGTGGATGTATGGGAACCACAATCTAAATATGCTTCTGATATAGAGCAATTGAAATTTCTGGAATTTGATGTAGATGCGGGATATGTATTAAACATACCTCCGTTTTGGTTCTATAGTATAAAATATTCGGATGTAGATAGGTCTGAGTTATATGAATTGACATATAATACACCGATTAATACACTATCGAACCTTCATTTATGGGGGTTATATTATATACAACACCAGAATTTAAAACGTATATTCTTGAAACCATTCCAAGATGCAATTGTTACGCAACCCAAACATATTAACTTATCAGATGCTAAATTAGAAGAACAACGATATGATAATACTCCACGCGATAAGGTATTCAATGAACGTAAAAAAGATAAGGAAAAGAAAAAGAAGGAGAAAAACAAGGACGTTATAGTTCCATTACCTTAATCAAATTATATTATCTAGTGTAATAATATAATTATGTGGAAAGATTTCGTAATAACTGGTGTAATACTTCTATTACTGGATGTGATTTTCTTGTATTCCAACGGACAAATGTTCAAAAACCAAATAATAAAAGTCCAACATAGTACGTTCGTAATGGATTATTCTGGTGCTGCGTTCGCGTATGTGTTATTAATTTTTGGATTGTATTGGTTTATCATTAAGGAAAATCGTGGTTTATTAGACGCATTTATACTTGGTGTTGTAATATACGGGACTTACGAAGGGACTACAAAAGCGCTTCTAAAAAATTGGGAATACAAAACAATGGCAATTGATACATTATGGGGAGGAACGTTGATGGCGCTAACGACATTCCTTGTGTATACATTACGTAATACTTTATAGTAATCCTTTTTTTTTTGTTACAAAAACCCCAAGAACCTCGCACCATTTTCGAATTTATATTTCCTATTTACAAAATTACTATAATTGTTGGGGAATTGGTTTTTTACATAATCGTTCATATTCAGAGAACCCATTGACCCGTTACACTGAGCACAAATAGGTAAGAGGTTAGTTTCATCAGTTTTTCCGCCATAACTTTCCGGTAGAATATGTCCTGCGTGAAAATCTTCTATTTTAATCTCGACATTTACACAGCATATACAATATGCTGATCGCTTATTCTTCCCAATATATTTATCCCAAATAGCAGTTTTCAATGACTTAGAAATCGTTTTTTTCTTTATTTGTGTATTACTTTGTTTCATATCTTTACCTATTTTATGCCGAATGATATCTCTCACCCATTCATAACGAAAATCATCAGAGACGTGTTTGTACAAACCGAAATACATTTTGTTATCTTGACATTTTTTTAACATATCATCAGTGATATGTTTAGAGTCAGGGTAATTATCCAATCGCCAATTTGATAATGTTTCATTCCGTTCAATTACCAGTTTCAACAATTCATCTTTGTTTTTTATATTTAGTTCGTCTACAATTACACCCAGTGCTTCCTGAAAAAAATTAAAATAAATATGGGGTCTTCGAGAACGTGAATTCTTAGACCATATATCTGGATAGGTTCTCTTGAAATACTTCGCAACGTCTTCTGGAATATTCTTATCAATTGTTTCAGGGAATTCTGGTAAGGGAGTATTCTTGTTTATAATGTTATAGTTTTCACGCAACTCTTCTATTGTATCAACACTTACGAGTTCAAATGATAACGGAATATTATTCGTTTCGCTTATTTTTCGTATAGCTTCATATCGATGCTGTCCATCGACAAGATATAATTCATTGTTTGTTTTACAATAGTGAATATTTATTACACCCATTATATTACAATATCCCTTGGTTTTCAGCTGTTCTAACTGGTATGCAACGATATCATTCACTTTATCGTCGTCGCGAATGCGTTGTGCGTTTGGTATAGATATATCTATCGACAAAAAATCCCTACTCATAATTTTGCATATTTTGCGATTATGAATCACGATTGATTCGGTTATACACCTTTGTATTTGTTCCATATCTATAATTACTATTATGTCTCTTTTATGTATGTATTATTTATTGTTTATCTAATCATAACATGTAAATATTTCTCGTCCTATTATAGAATAATTCATTCCAAAAAAAAATGTACGAACTTACACTTATATTATCGATATTTATTTTAGGATATGTATTACATATTATTTATAAGGAAGAAACACTATTGGTAATACCAAGTAACGACAAAACAAAAGATACTTTATTAAAATGTGTTTCACTCGGATCGTTATTGGTCATTGTTTATGCTATTATGTGTAAAGGTTTGAAAACCGGATTATTAATATCTCTATTTTCTTGGTGTTTTTTCGTTGTTTTAACACCTTTACCAGAAGCAGCTATTCTACTCACTATGCCTCTTAAATACCTTACGGAAACTCCATTAGAACGCGGACAAGTAATAATATCGGCGTTTGCAACGGTAATTATGTTTTACTTTTATAAAAAAGGTCAAGACATAGTTAAAAATACAAAGATCAAAGGAATATTCACATATATAATGGATAACCGGTTTTATCATATGATTTTACTCAGTATTGCATCATCAATTATGATTTCAAAATTTATAAACGACGCAATTGATGCTCATACGCAAAATGATAGTATTTTTTTATTAAACGATACCAATAAAAAATTGTTTATATTATCATTAATATCTATTTTCATATATTTCCAAACTATACGTAAGTATAATATCGATATCAGTTACTAGCCGTTGCAAGCCACTCATTATAAGGTTCACATTTATGTTTTTCATAAATGTGGTCCCAAGTTTCATATGTTTTCATACCGAACCATTTATTCTGTGTTTGCGACGACTGTTCATCTGGTTCATAATTATACATATTAAAGAATGACTCTTCATTATCTATGTTTTCAAAATATACCGTTTTATTAACTGTGTCTACGGTTCCTTTATGACGAGTGATACGTTTTTCCCATATGGGTGATTTTGACGCATAATACAACCAATTATCATATTGGCCAATGTTTTTTTCTTGTGTAGATGGTTTCAAATGGAGTGTATAGACGCATTCCCTCGGTGGTATTTTCCACCCTTTCAAATGAATAACTGGTTTCGTTTTATATTTTGATATATCACAATGCTTCAAAATAATATAGAATTTTGGGTCATATCTATTATCTGTATTGAATAAGAATAAACCTGTTATCAATCTAGATTTCATCGCACTCTTATATATATATATAGGTAATAATGGTATTGTTTCAAAAACTATATTAATGTTATTTAACGCGTTCCTGGATCGGGTTCTGAATAATTTTAGTTGTTTCACTGTAGTAAGTGCTATATTATATACCTCGTCTATATTATCCGAACGGTCGATATGTTCAAATACATCAGACAAACACTTTGGACTAGCAATACCGTTTTTACACCGATTAACATTTGAAACGGAACAATCCTCCACAGGAGGATTGCCTTTCAATTGATTTGTCGGTAACTGTTGCCCTTGAACATTTTTGCTTCGCTTAAAAATGTTCAAGGGTGTATACATTATATAAAAATCTATACATGCGTCTCGTTCACATAAATTGTTTATTATTGTAGCAATATATGTATCATCCAGTCTATTATTCATCCATAATTTTGTGTATTTTAATATATGTGCCTCCAAATTTATATAAAATGGAGCATAAAGTTCATAATAATAACGCCACAGTAATACGATTAATTCATCTTTAAAACCAGAATGGAACAATTCCAGACCCCAGAATAAAGCTTCGTCCTTATTTTTATTTAATAATGATACAAAAAGCGAGAATTCCACACAGGTTTTATCATATAAATATCGGGTGTATATCATAAGTGATTTGTTTATTATATAGATTCCGATAAAAAATATATATAATTCAATTTTCTATAATACGAACAATACAATACCCACAGTAATTATTAGAACGAATGTAATAGTTATCAATAAACCCGACATACAATAATAATAATTATCATTCACATCGTTTTCTTGTATCCTATTTAACAGAGGATCTGTTTCTGTTGCGTATTGTTGGAATATATTATGGGTGGATTTATTTATGAACATTATCTGTAGTTTGTATTTATCATTCATTACAATAAATGGAAGCAATCAATTTTTACGTAGCATTCCTTTTACACCAGGAAATTTACGATTGTTCTCCCATTGTCCGTGTGTTTGTCTATATAATATAGAACGCGGGGTCTTACAGTTATTCACGAATTGTTTGCGTTCTTTAAATACACGTTTCCATGTTCGTTGTACCAACCTCAACCAATGTGTTTTTAACACCACGTTATAAGCGCCGGTATTCGAAATATCCAGTTTCATTATATGCATTGTTGGACTGCGAATGCGCGTTACCGAATAATCAATTAAATATCTCATTACATCGTTCATTTTATTTGATAACATTGTCTTTGGTTGAATTGCTATCTGTAGTATCCACTCACGACGCGACAACATTAAACATGGTAAACCTATATAATAGACTCCATCTTCTTTGTCTTCATCTAAGAAACGCTCCTCTCGATCAAATATATTCTCAACTATATCGTCTTCTTCATAATCGTCAGATAGTTCACTGGTGCTAGATCCGTATTCGTCGTCGCTATTACAAATCACTGTGTCTTCGTCGGAGTCGTGCTCTTCCATAATCATCTCCTCGCATTCAATTCCATATTGATAATTTGTATAAAGCATATTTTAACTTATATATATATACCTTGGATGTATTTTATGTAATAAGTTTGTATATATATTAATATCAATTTTCAAACATATAAACTTTGATTTGTTGTTACGAATTTTAATATCATATTATCTATACCAGACAATTTATGTAATAGTTCTATATTATTTATACTTTCACACATTTTAATAAGTTCGTTAGTCATAGCGCTTATCTTCATAACCGCCTTTGTAAATTCACCAATAGAAATATCCCTCTCGTATAATTGTGTTTCTATCAATCGTTTACATTCAAATTCGTTCGAACAATTACACCAATCCAATATAGAAGACGCAATGTTATACGAAATAATACCATCATAGTCTATACCAGAATATATTTCAGAAGTATTCTCTAATATTGCGTATTTTTCAACAGACATGTTTATATTCTTAATACACTCACTTGTTAAATAATCATTAATTGGAAATGAATGCACCTTATAATCATCTGGGACTTTAATATCAACAAAACAAGACAAAATGCATATAATTTGCTGAGGTGTAAAATCTTTGAAAAAGTCTGTTGAAATGAGAGTATCTGTTATAACGAGAGAGTGTATTTCTGACATTTGAGATGCGATTATTCCTTTATTAGTAAATTCGTAGTTTTCATCAGAATTCAAAGTTATGAAATTCTCATTCACAAGTATCAGTATTGTACTTTTTACATTGGTATCAATGTAATTGGATAAACTTCGGCAATAAATATCCTGTTTATTATACACTTGTTCACTTTCTTTAAACTGAATATAACTATTCAATTGGTCGTCCAAATGTGCATTGTTCGTATAATAATCTCTTAGTTCTTTTTCGAGTTGTCTGCGTTTCTTATTAACAGACGTTATGATTGTCGATTTCAAATTCAATACAGTATCACATAATTCTCTTGATATATTTAAATTACCAACTGATAATGTTTTTTCTTCGAGGTCCTTTTTACAAGTAGTTAAATATTGTTGTTCTCTATAAATTGCTATATTCAATTCATTGTTCAACATAGATTGTTCCGCAAATTTATGGAAATTCTCGTATTTACACGCACCATTTTGCATCATATTGAGTATCATTTGAAACGAAATACGAAATTTTGAAACAAGTGTTTGAGGACTACCGCATAAAATATTCTTATAATCTGTCTCTGTTGGAAGGTCAAACATATTATTACAATGAATGACTTGACCCAGTGTATCAATTCCTCTTCTTCCGCATCGTGACGCAGCTTGATTATATTCATGTGGATGAAGAAACCGCATTTTATTTCCATCGAACTTTGTAAGACTCGTGAAAACAGCACTACGAATTGGACAATTCAGTCCAATTGCGAATGATTCTGTTGCGAATAATAAATTTATATATTTCTTAGATATCATCATCTCGGTAATTTCTCTCAAAACTGGTAGCATACCAGAATGATGAATACCTATACCTTTTTCCAATAATGAAATTGTGGAAACATACTCAGGCAAATGAACTATCTCTTTATAATTAGGTAGTTTTCTAATAATCTGGTCACATTCACGAGCAATAATTAATGGTATATTACTATCAAATTCTAATACCGGTGTGGTTATTTGCTTAGCATAATGCTCAACATTTTTTCGTGAAAAAACAAATACGATTGCAGGTAGCATATCATTGTCATATAAGTGTTTTGTGAGTTTATTTAGAACGTGTGGTTTTTTCACGAAAATACGATTATCATCTAGTAAATTTTTTACATTTTTCATTCTTAAAACTGTATCGTTGTTGAAAGAACCATCTGCGTCTTTTACTAACATTAGTTTATCCGTGTTTTCGCGTATTAATAGTTGCTGTGATTTATCGCGGATATTCTTAAATGCAGTTTCGTTCGTTATCATATATGCGTAATGTTTTAGAGGCACGATTCTATGACTAGTGGACGATAGAAAAACCTGTTTTGAACTACCATCCTTTTCACACCATTTAGCAAACTTCTCAGGTGAATCGATTGTTGCGGATAACATTATAATCTGTACGTGTTCAGGTAGCATTAAAATACACTGTTCCCAAACGTAACCTCTGTCTGCATCGTTGATGTAATGAACCTCGTCAAATACTACACACGCAAGTTCTTTCTTGATATCCATTTGAAAATGCATACCTTTTACGTCTTCTTCTTCTTTATATGTAAATAAATAATTCATTAGGATTTCGGTAGTCATTATTAAAACATCTGCATCTGGGTTCATCTTAATATCACCAGTCATCAATCCGAAAGTAATATCAGGATATTTCATACGAAAGTCATAATATTTTTGGTTAGAGAGTGCTTTAATCGGTGATGTGTATATAACACGCTTACCTTTCGCTACAAAGTGTTCAATCGCAAATTCCGCAGGTAGACTTTTACCTGATCCGGTATGTGCCGTTATTAATGAATGATGCCCATTAACAGTTGCGTGTATTGAATATTTTTGGAAATCTGATAATGGAAACGGATATTTATTAAAATATTCATCGTAACCAATTTCGGTAAAAGGTTTAGAGCAAATGACTACCATTCTAGTGTGAGACTAATACATTATATTAAAATACCTTTATGTAAGTTTACACCTTTGAACTTATTAAATGGAACTTTTTAAGTCCCTTTTTACTAACTCAAAGTTGGGACTTTTTCGTTCCCTTGTAAATTTTGTTTATAGCAACTCGGTAAAAGCGCTTGATTACTTTTTGTTTCTCTACATAAATAACTTGGACGCTCTAATTTATTTATCGCATTCTTTGCTATCTTGTAGATGTTTGATGAACCATTACGGTCTCTGTTCCACAACCCACAACCGCTCTTACAGCGTAGTAGTCCGTGAATTAACCGTAATTCATCTTTCTTTTTATTTGGATGCTTCCGCACCTTAAATTTCTCACATACTCCACCATCACAATTGGAGCATTTACAACTGGTTCTAAACTCATCTACCAAGAACACTTGGTAGTTATTCTTTCGAAACAAGGTTCGCATTCCCTTTCCCAATGTCGGTTCTTTGTATTTCATTTGCTTCCGTTGTTCCCAATCGCCTATACAAATTACGACTTCGCCAGGATTACCAAATGTTTTCTTAAATTGGTTTATCATTTTTTGCTCGTTGCGTTTTGTATTGATATGCCTACCAAACTTTAATTTACGAAACAACTCTTTTCTATAAAATCCAAATAATGTATGATTGATACGATTTTTCGCTTGTAAATATTCCTTAAACTTTGTAATATCCAGCGTTTTTCTGTTGTAATGAGACAGTTCGGTTTCATATTCTATAACAGTTTTCTCGTGTATCTTATTAGTTTTCATAGCAAGAATTATATTGTTATACTTTTTCAATTTGGTTTCTTTGCGTCGTTGGTCTTGTGAATAGCGGAAAGTAGTAGCATCTTTGGTTGAACCATCCACACAATAAATTAAATCGCATTTCCCAGCATCAATTCCAATAATCTTCTTATTTTGTAAATGCGTCGTATCACTCAATTCGTCAATATACATTTCTTTTGTTCCTGATTTTTTCATCATCGGCAGTTTCTTGCCTACTAAATCCTTACGCAACAACAATACACTAACACCAACGCCGTCGGTAGAAATCATATGATGAAATGAATAATCAGTTTTACGAAACAACTTCTTTTCCGTTCTAAAAAAGAACTTCCAAATCTTATCTTCGTTTTTTTTCAAATTGCCTTCCGTTTTATAGAAAGCCTTGCTTCCTTGCTCCTTTCTCAATAACAGATTTACCAATGTAGTTGTATCCAATCGTATATAACTGGGTGTTATGCTACTTCGCAACGGAAACACATTATTTATAGTTTCCAACTCATTTTCCACTTGTTTCATCATAAAAATCATACTGGGGAAATAATCCATAGGACTACATTTCAAATCATAATAGATGCTATTCTTTTCATATTTAGTTTTGTTCGGTAGCACATTTTGTTTTTGCTCGGTAATCCATTTGTGATAATATGGTTTAGATGTTAAAACTGTTGTATCCACATTCAATAAATCATTCTTGATTTTTCGAAGTTCGCTACACAATGCTCTTATTATGGCTTCTCGTTCCACTTTCGTCTTGCCTAATTTTCTAATTCTCTCTGTTATAAACTTCTTTTTCCAAACAACATTTACATACCGCTCGACATAATCCACATAATGTAATTGGATGTTGTTTTCATACATCGTAATAACATCTTCTTTCAAATAATCCAAAACTGTATTTAGTCCAGCATAATCAATTGCGTCATTTTGCGTAGTCGGTAAATAGTGTTCCTTGTAAAAAGCAGTAAGTTTCTCTTTCATTATAACAGTTTCTTGTTTGGGAGGTTTCCCTCGTTTTTCTTCCTTCTCACCACAAACAACTTTCATCGTATTATTTATGAGTTCCTTACTTATAACTGGTAATGAACCATTGTTGTTTTCATAGTAATCCAATAAATACAATTTCAAAAACTGTAATGTATGAATAACAATTTTATTGGATTTTATAACGGCACTATTGATGATTGATGTGTTTATTTCAGGATGCTTCAAAATGCTTTTCAGCGAGGTCTTGACGGATTTGAAAAACTCAGGTGGTTTCTCTTTTGGTTTTTCCATCTATATACTATACAAAGATATTATTTTAAGTCATTATTCCTAAATATAATGAATTAAGTTATTTTACCTAAACCTTTGTAAAAACATACATTGGCGATTTTCGCCATTTATCATTTGTCTTGAATTGATGTTCTTTTTTTTCAATCTTATATATGGGTTTTAGAATGTTTTTGATAATAGACAACCACGGTCGTTTTCGTTTGTCAGGTTCTCCTACCGCTTTCATATTATTAAATGCGAACCATTTTCTCAATTCGGGTATAAGTTCTGTAATTTGAGTTTGTATCTCTAAATTATCATCAAGTTCAAACAATGTAAATGTATTTTTATTTTCTAAATCTAATATTTTAATTATTTTATATCTCATTTCATTTTGTTCCTTTTCATATAATTCGCTTTTTAACCGCATTATAGTATAATATTATAAAATCTTTAATTGGATTTTGTTCCATTTATAATGTTCGGCGGTGTATATATATTTTAGGATGGTAGTTACTATTTCCAATGAATAATATATTTATTAAATATATAAATCAGTATGAGTAAATTAAATCAAATTAGTAGTAGAAATATCATACAAGGTTCAGATATAGATTTTAATAGAGATAGACAATTTGGTGATGAAATTAACGATAGAATGTCTAAGCGCAATATATCGGATAATACATTACAACTGAATTTTGACCCTAGACCCGTATCTACCAAATATTCGCTTTTTCCTATAATAGATAGACGGGTAGAATCAACGGTTATGAAGAATAAATACGATGCATATACACCTTCTTCCAATTTCAATCCGGGTGATAGCGCTCCAGTGAACGGATTTTTAGATAATGTTGGTATTGAGAGTGAATTGAGAGGCAATCCATATAAATTGACTGGTGGCGATTTAGGGTACAAGTTCATACCTTCAACTAGTGGTCCGTTATACAATAATACAGTGGGTAATCCACTGGACGTTCCTGATAGTAAACACCACTTATTGTTCAAAAAAGATGAATATAGACAAAGTGTATCAAATATAGACCCTAGTATTGGTAAAGATTTCTTTCATAATAATACAAGAGTTCAATTAAGAAATACGTAAACCGAGTAAAATACATACATAAATTATATTATATATGTATATAGCAAATGTTCAAACGCAAATATTTATGGTTTAATATATTAATATTACTAAGTCTTATATATTTTTGTTCTGTTAGCAACAAAGAATTAAATTATGCAGAGGGATTTAGTCAAGCGAAACCATTTGTATTAAAGAGTGACCATCTAGCATATGATGACTTCTACGCCGAAATATACGATATCATTCATCTACCCGATAAATCCGCAAAATTTGAATATGATACCATTATTAACGCGACTATGCCGAATAAAGAGATGACAAATTTTCTGGTGGTCGGTTCCGGAACAGGTGATTTAGTCAACAATTTAACACAAAATGGGTTCAATGCTCATGGAATAGATAAATCACAAGCAATGATAAACCAATCTAAACAAAAATACCCTGATATAGATAACAAATGTGCGTGTGTTGAACTAACATCTTCTTATGATAAAAATACATTTACACATATAACCTGCACCGATTTCACATTATATCATATTAAAGATAAATACGAGTTTTTCAGAAGATGTTATAATTGGCTTATACCTAATGGTTACCTAATTGTTCATATAGTAGATAAGAATGATTTCACACCGGTCAAACCGTGTGTGAGTAAGATACTTGACATTCAAATTAGTAAAGATAGCATGCTTAAAAATATAAATAAAACGAATGTGGATTTTGGTGATTTTGTATACAATGTAACTTATGATATGAAATCGTTGGCTAGTAATAAGATGATCACAAAAGAAACGTTTACAGATAAAGGTAGTAAAAAAGTGCGTCAAAATGAAATTACAATGTATATGGAAGATAGTGACCAGGTCTTAACTATAGCACGAAATGCTGGTTTCATACAACATTCACGGTTTGATTTACCTGACGATTCTAATCAACACGTTATAATTTTTGAGAGAATTGGTTGAATATAGTTTATGTAAAATATTTTTCCTTCAGTTTCAAACAAATATAATTAGACATTAGAATTTCTCCTTTTGGAAAAAAATGTAGGTCTCTTGGTCTCTGAACCAAATGTTGTATAGGTTTCATTTTTGTATAAATATCAATCAAATCCACGTTGAGTTCTGTCATTTCTTTGTTTATTGAAATGTTTCTGTTAACAACTGATTCGTTTGTTACCCGTTGTTCTTTTGAGTTCGGACCTCTTATACTATTACTATTACCCTGAGGCATGTCATCTGGAATGGGTGTGCAATTACACCACATCAAGTTTTTTGTATTTTTACGAATGCGTTCTACCAATAAAGGTGTTAATTCTAAATGCTCTGCTTCTGTAACTCTTTCAGGAAATCCGTGCATACCATCGAACCAAAATATACAATGGTAATGTGTCCATTCATCTACCTTCCATTCATCTAACCAACTATCTATATTTTTACAGTGATGAGGTTGTTGTAGGAAATTTACATTTGCGATTCCTCTAAATTGATTGCGTATATTTGAAACACATACGTCGCCTATAATAGAATCACCAACGATTAGTATTACAGGTAACTGTGACGGTAGTTTATTGTATGGAGACATCAGTCGGATGTCGTAACCAAGAAATCTACCAGCGAAACCATTATTTTTATTATCCAAATCACCTGGACTTTGACCATTGAATTGTCGCGTCCATAAAACTCGTTGCATAATATAATAGTTATATGCGTAATAAAACTTTATATAAAATTTTTATAATTATAAAAATTTTATACCTTCGGACAATAAAATCGGCGGTTTATCAATCACGAAGTAACCGGATATCTAAAGGTGTAGAATGGTAATTATCTTACATAACGCCCAGCCCGAGTGAAAGAATCTACTGTAAAAATTACAAACACACCCAACATAGCATATAAAACAAACTCCTCCATTATATTATCTGTCTTTTCTGCTTGTTGCTGTTCCAATAAATGTATCATGTAATTAATTTTCTCAGCCAGTCCATCCCCATTTCCTAAACCTTCCGTCGTTTTTTTTGGTTGGTATGAAATACGACCGTTATATGTATCTTGGAAATTACTCATATTTTCTTGTTTCAAGTTATTTGGTCTAAACATACCAGACTCGGGTTTTATATTCTTGGGTAAATGATTATCAATAGTATCCATTCCCTCTCTTTTTTTATCTGATATCGGATCTGCCTTAAAATCTGTATGGTTACTTGGTTTATTATTCATCGGTTCGAAATTTTCTAAAGAAGACCCACCATCATTCGGTTTTAAATTGTTCATTAAGTCTAAAACCAGTTTATTCTTTCCTTTTTGTTCGTTTGAATCTTTCTCCAAATTAATTAAGGTTGTTTGTTCGTCAACCAGTGTCTGAACGTTAGAAATTGTGCTTGAACGTTTTTTATTATTATTCGTATCTGTTGTAAATGGTGATGAATAAGCCAATAAAGACATTCTATTATATTATTAGAAGAATTATTATCGTTAATAACAAAATATCTAAACATAACGTATAATGGGAAATGTTCATTCAAAATTTAATAGTATGAGATTCAACATAAATTCTCATATTCAAAATATTAATAATAGTAAAATATTCGCAGGATTAATGATAATAATTCTTAATATTACTTCTAAATTTGTAAACTTTCGCTTTAGTAAAAGCGTTGAGCGATATTTGAAATACACATTTAGTAAACAAATACTGGTATTTGCCATTGCTTGGATGGGAACCCGTGATATATATATAGCATTACTAGTTACAGTTGGTTTCATATTATGTTTCGATTATCTCTTCAATGAAGATAGTATGTTTTGTTGTTTACCCAATTCAATTATTGAAAACTTGAAAGAGTTGGATGATGATGATGTAGTTCCCGAGGAAGATGCTAAAAAGGCACAAGAAATTATTGAAAAGTATGAAAATCAAAAGCGTAAGAAAGAGAATATGGAAGGGGAAAATAAACTATTAGCATTTTAATTTGTATTTTTTATGTCGCCATATTATAGATAATATTATGGCAGATATAAAAAAATCATCATTAGGTACTATTATTTTCACGACAAACATACCAGGCGATAAGGAATATACACTTGACCCCAATAATATTTCGTATAGCGATAATCCGGATTTAAAAATAACAAGGACCACGAATAAATTTTATTCTTATAATGATAAAATTATAAATCCGTCATTTTTCAAAGGTAAGACCAGGTCAAGTATTCTCAGTATCCTATTTAATAAAAATAGATTTGAACAGTTTGCGTATCCATACTTCGAGAACTCGGATAATGATAAAAAAGAAAATATAACGAAAAATGCGTTGTCGTATATTGAAAATATATTTACTACATTTCCTAAGAGTTATAATATAAAACAAATTGCCAATGTGAACAAACCGGGTGGCTTGAAATTATCTATTCCATTCACTAGTATTCCTTATACTTATTTAAAGGTTAATGGAACAGATCATACTGTATCAAGAGTAGTTTATTATGATGATACAGCAAAAGATGATATCTCCGTGGAAATTATTAATGATTTAAATGAATTTTCTAACTGGGTTGATGGTAAAGATGATAAAGTTTTCAGAGAACCACTCGTCAAAAATTTCAAAAAATTGTTTAATGAAGAAAATACGAAGGATAATAATTTATTTAATACGTTCGGTGAAGGTAACGGGGCACGAACATTTGAGAAAGAAATCGCTGTGTTGGATGAAAAACTTAAAACCAATAACGGAGATATTGCGAAACTTGATGAAGAGATTAAAATCATTGAGAAAAATTTGGAATTACCAAACGACACTTGGATAAAGTCTCCGGCAAACAACAGATTTAATGGTATTAAGGAATGGTTTAAAAATAACAAAATCTATGATGACAACAATTTTAAAAACATAATAAGAAATAATAGAAGTTGGTCCATTGTTAATACAAAACAACTAACATCAAATAGTACACATCAATCTATCGATGGAAACATTGTGGTTGGTGTGTTAAAGGCGTTACAAAATGAACAGGATAAAAATGATAAAAATGAGAAAAAATATTGGTTGTTTGATGTTATCAAAGAAAACAAAAAATTAACTGATGCTAAAAAAAAACAAGAAGATATCAAAGCTGAAAATACAAAAATAAATGCAAACAAAACTATATACACCGACAGACAAAATGGTGGTTCTTATTTAATTGCAAATATAAAGGTAAAATTGATCGGTTTAAAAGAAAAAGGAACGAAGGAATTGACGAGGACCGAAGAAGAAGAAATGAATACATTTGAAAATGTGATTGATGTAATAGAAACTGAATACAAAAATCTAAGCGAATTGAACAACAAACTTAACGACATTGCGGAAATTGAAAAAGCAACGAACGCATGTCGAATTATCTCTGACCAACTTAAACAAATAAAAAAACCGACTGTATTGAGTAGTTCATTATTTCCACCGAACACCAAACTCCAAGAAATTATAGTATTATTGGATTCGTTCCTTACACATAGTGACATTTATACTTCATTTATTAAAAAAATGTATGATACAGATTTATTAGACAATAAATATAGTAAATACAACGAATATAAACAGTATATAGATTTCATAAGGAAAATCAAGAAAATATATGAATACAATGATGTATTTGAACTTAAAAACATTCGAACTATGATTAATAATGGTCAGTTGGTTAAAGTAAGTAAAGATAGTGGTTTTGAAAACGAGACTATACGTTTACATATCGATCTAATTAAAGGTAAAGTTAATGACGATAATATTAAACAATTTACCTGTGCATACAAAGACTATGACCTAGTTGAACGATGGAATAAATTAGATGAAATTCCAGATGATGATGTTAAATTGGAACCCATGTATTATTTTAAATTAGATGATATAAAAGTCAATAATCCAAAACAAAATACATCCAATAAACAAATAAAAACAAAGAAACCAAAACAAACTAAAAATGGCGGAAAACGAACAATAAAGCGACGCCGTAAGAAAGGTGCGTATACACGAAAGCAATAAAAAATAACTATTTACATATATTTATTTTTTTTATTCATTTGTTTTTACTGAGTTTTATTCCTTTACTTTTTTTTGGTGAATTTCGGTTTACCATTTACATATATTCCTACAATATTTCCGATATCGCCATCTTTGTCTACACTGTATATGTCTCCGTTGGTAATGTTTGTTGTATAATACGTCTTTTTTTCTATTATAACCTCAAATACTTCCTCTTCTTCACCATCTTCCTCTTCCTCTTCCTCTTCCTCTTCCTCTTCTTCACCATCTTCCTCTTCCTCTTCTTCTTCTTCTTCTACTTCTTCTTCTTCTACTTCTTCTTCTACTTCTTCTTCCTCCTCTTCTTCCTCCTCTTCCACCTCCTCTTCCTCCTCCTCTTCCTCCTCCTCTTCCTCCTCCTCTTCCTCCGCTTCTTCTTCTTCTTCTTCTTCTTCTTCTTCTTCCTCCTCTTCTTCCTTCT